CTTCTTTATTAGAGTGTGGTCTTAGTTGAATATTGTAATATCCTTTGGAAATATCTATACCAAGGTAAGTTCTGAAAAATGACAAGTTACCAATTTCCATTGAGGTTACATAACCCAACGCCATACTACCAAGTATGAAAGCCCCTTGAGCATTAGTCAGTGGTTTTGAATAAATTAAGCCGTCTGCACCTTGTTTTATCTTATAGATTTGTTTGCCATGAATACCCGCTTCGTTAAACATGACATCAATAAACAGTTCGGTAGTTGGAGTCATATAGCCCTGTACATAGACAAGTCCTTGTGCCTTAGCTTGTGACATTGCTCCAAAATTAAACCGCTTAGTATAAAAAGATACTTCGTAAGGGTTATTATTATCGTGGAAACTTTTGGTAAAGCACTCAATTATGTCACCTGTCTGGTTTTCCATATAATAGAGCTTATTGTTTGCTCTTGCCCAGTCTTTAACCCCCCAACCTTCAAAGCGTGTCCACGCTTGGCGGAGGATGTCATACGCCAACACAAAACTATTTTCAGTTGCACCAATACGAGCCGTAGACCAAAGCACATATTGTTTATGGACAGTTCCCCGGCAATAATCTAAAACGGCTTGTTCAGTGACGTAGTTTTGTATTTTTTGTGAAATAGTTTGGATGCCAGTTGAGGCCGAGTCACCAGAAGTAGACGGATTTAAAGAAAGAAAGCCCTCAGTTCGAGTTGGGTAATAAAGAGTGTTTTGAGTTTTAACAGTAGCTTGCTGACTAAGAGTACCAACACCAACACCAGAAATAATTGGTTGTATTTTATCTAGTTTAGAACCAAGGTCGGCAGCTACCACAATTTCAAAGACGTGGTGCGAGTCGTCTTTCTCAATCAAAAGGAACTTACCAAAGTCGTGGATGCCAGTGATACCGCCGTTACCGTCTGCAATGGTAAAGGTAGAAGCGGCGGTCACGGTCGTACCAGTTGTAAAGTTTTCAGGGTCATTGGTCACTGAATAATACCCAGACGTTTCAGAGCCAAATCTATTACAAGAAAATAGGCGTGATTGATGGCGTCCGAGTACCTTGCCTTTCTCCATACTAGCTTTCTCAATAATTTCTACCGTCACTGACTCACCAGCAGTTATATTTGCTGACAGTGTGCCAGTTAGAGTGATAACATTACCACTTCGTGAGGTGTACGGTTCGTAGTGTTCGTTGCCATCAGATTTAATGACCAGGGTTCCACTACTAGGGAAGCGAGTACCGTCAGTGAGTGTTACAGTGGTAGCACCAGTTGTGGCAGAAGTATCAACGGTAGTGACACAAATATTCCAACGAAAAAAACTATCTACTCCATTACACGCATAAAGTCGGTCGTCACCCCGACCATTATTCCAATTAACGTAGCCCCAATACAAATCTGTTTCAGTCGGCTGATATGTATTATTTAAAAGTACCCAACCATTAGTAAGAGGATTGCGTAAAAAGAACTCATTACCATAGACTGCAACGATATAGTCAATGCCGTCTGAGGTTCCAACTTCAATCGTTTGTAATGGGTCGCCAGAGGCATGTGTAGGTTTCGCGGCGAAAATTATTGAGCCAGGTCTAGGTGCAATAAAGCCACCTTGGTAACTGACGTTCTTAACTTCAGGACATTCATTGTCAGCAATTTGTTCGGCTTCAAAAAAAGTATTCCATCCAGCCGTACCTGGCGCTTGTACGGTCATCCAGTTTTCTCCAGCTTTAATCATATTATCGTTTTAAGCTATGTCTAAATTGACCTTGTTGTCTTTTTCGAGGCCAAGCTCTAGCAAATGATTTAAGGTTCTCCTTAAAGTCTTGTTTAAGAATTAAATATTGCTCTTTATCTCCACGCAGTTGTGGCCAAAGAATAATCCCTGCTTGTTGAGCAATCAAATCAGTATACTCATCATAATCCCCAGAGTAGTAAAGAATATCATCGTCAGATGTCAGTTCTGTCTTGTCAGTTACTCCAGTTGAGTCGGTTCCTTTCTTGTTAGTATAATGAACCAAGTCCATTTTTTCAGCAAACACACTAAAGAAATTATCAATCCGAAAATCTGTGGCAGAAGTGAAAGTTGAGCCAAGACCAAATTCAAATGATACCTCAGTAATAGCAGTCAGGTCTGGAGTGCCTACGGTTATTTTTTCATCAGCGTGCCACGCTACAGTCTGCCATTCGTCTTGTGTAAAAGCTACACCTTCGTCATTCAAGGTGGCAACAATTGTGTAGTAATTACCAGACGAAGATTGTACTTTGACGGTTACATCATCAATATTGTTATCCGTCATATAAACACGAAGTTTAAGAAAACCGTGTCGTTTGAACAATTCGTCAAAATCAAGGTCAAGTCCAGTGAATGTAATAACCCCTGAACCAGTTGAGTTAGTCAGGTCAAAAGAAATGCTGGCGGTTCCCTCATCTTTTGTTACCGAGTCAAGAGCCAATCCTGAAGCATCAGCCGAAGCAGTCGCCACTGGGTCAGTGATTGAGTCCATGGTAATCAAGGTCTGGCCTTGAATATCGTTGTAGCCGACCATGACTAATTGCTTCTTACCGTTGATGTGAGTGACCGACCAACGGTTCTTACGGATACCGCCAACACCTTGTAATACATTTGGGTAATCAAAATAGTCCCATCCATTGTACGGATTGTTTGCCGTCTTAGTATTATATTTTACATACAGGCCCTCCGTAAAAGCACTAGGGAGATTATAAAAAAGTTTATCTTGGGTAAACCAAAAACTGTAGATAACTTCGTCAGCAGGGGTCGCAATATTACGTTTAATACGTTCGATTGCTTTATTGATTGCCCGATAAGTTACCTCAGTCCGCACTGAACCAGTTGAATAGTTCCCCACCACATCTTGAGTGGCATTAACAAGGTCTTTTAGATTTGTTGACATTAAACTAATAGTATCACTTAGCAGACCAGAAACCAACTAGCCTTGGGGATGTAAATGGGATAAATCTTTCCCCATACTGACAGTGTACAAAATTAGTTTCTCGGATAGTTACTCCGATATCAGTTACTTGGGTTACTATAGAAACATGCTTAACATCACCAAACCATTCAATAGCGACTACGTCAACAAACGGTTCAGTGTTAGGGATAACGGAAGCCATGGCATCAATTCCTCCTACTTCTTGTTTAACAAAAGCCCAGCAATTACACAAAACCGTATCAGACGGTTCTGTTTCTTTTTTCAGAACAGGCTCAGTTGGTGCTTCTAGGATAACCTCAATCGGCTTGATTAGTTCTGGGGGGATGTATGTAGTCTGTATTGGCAATAGCGCAAGTACAGATATTGTAATAGGGATAAGATATAAAATAAGCAATGCTTACATCATGCTGTCATGCTCACTTTAGCGTGTGCGACCAAACTCACACGGTTCAGATGCTATTTAGTTCTCTCGTTAAAGGTCTTATTATTATAACAATTAAATCAACCTATTTAATATTTATACACAAAAACAAAGATGCCCTAGATTAGAGCATCTTTGTTATGAAGGTATGAATCTCTTTAGAGTTGAAAGAACAAAATAAATTCTGCGAGGAATCTAATGCAATAGTTATATTGCTAATTTATTTTAGCATCTTTTGCTTTTATCAGTAAAGCTTAAGTGTCTTTGCTAGTGATATTAAAGTTAGTGTTAGGACTTCTCTGGTTGGTTCAATCACGATAAACGTTTGCAAGAATTGGGGCTTGATAAATACAACCCAGAAGATGCCACCAAGTTTGCTCGCATGTTGTACGAAGAACGTGGGGGTTGGCAAGATTGGGCATGTTATAATAAGAAATTACACGTTGCCTATATGCAATAAAACCGCCTGTTATCGGCGGTTTTTTGTTATGTACTGTATCTTAGGATCGACAGTTAATTTATCCCAATTTTTTTTGTCAATAGTTTCAAGATCAACTTTACCCCGCCACACTTCGTGATGTAAATGGGGACCAGTTGAATCCCCACTATTGCCAGTAAAAGCTATAATCTCGCCACGTTTATAGCTGTCTTTTATCGGTACTTCATCAAGATGTAAGAAACGATCTTCATAGATACTACCGTTATATAGATAACGGTAATGACAATATTTTCCTAAATTAGCCTCCTCGCCCGATTGCACAATATGGCCGTTGTACGGCGCGCGTACCAAGGAGCCAACTGGACACATATAGTCTAGTCCGATATGCCTACCAGTTTTTTTATAATGATCTGATTTAAGGCCGTAATCTTGCGTGATATATTTACTATATAGTTCAAGTGGATGCAGTAGCGGATGTCTATTTCTTAACAGCGCAATTAGTTTTCTTTGTAAAAAGATTATTTTATAGGCTAAGGTTTTTTCTAACTCTAAATGTTCAGCTAATAACTCTTTTAATCGTCCTTGCGTTTCCATAGCATGAACTCTATCTGGTCCGTTAGTAAATTTTTCTTTACCATGTAGTAACTCGTGCACATAAAGCCAAGCTAAGTTGCTTTCAAAACTATTATGCTGGGCTCTCTTTTCCAGCGTGTTTGGTAAGGCAAAATAAAAATCATGTATCTGATCGTTATCCACCAAATCATACATACCAATATGGCTAGTTATTTTTAGCCTGTCTAAGTCTTTTTGGTCGGTGACATAACAGCGAACCGAAGCATTTTTAGGAAAAAGAGAACGTAACCAATCAAAATCCCCCCACATTTCTCCAAAAAAACCGTTATATCTTGGTTGTAGTTTATCCTCAGTATAGATAAGTTTCGGGGTGAAGCCAGTTAAACTGCCAATCTCAGTGAGATCCTTATCTTCTAATCTAACCCGAGAAATTATATAAGGAATCATTTATTTATTTTTTTACGCCACCAATCTTCTAGCATTTTCATCGACTCGACGCCCATCCAGCCACCTAAACCAGCGACTACTGGGATAACTGTTTCGGGTAAAGATAAAAAATTAAAAGCGAACTGATAAAACATGTAGCCAGAAAAAGCCGAAATCACAATGTGAGCGCAAAAGTGTTTGATCGCAAACTTGCCTTCATTCAAGTAGGCTTGCAGGTATCGAGCCGTGCCACCAACAGCAGCCAAAATAACATAAAATAATTCTGCTGGTATTTTTTGGAACCATTCCATATCTCTCATTGTTTATTCGGTGTAAACCAAATCATGACTGAAGTGATAAATAAAGTAATCGCGGTGGTTAACGCTTCTTCGACATTCATGGCTGGAGTAATACCTAATCCAGCTAAGGCTACTAATAATAATCCGACAAGGTTTGGTACGACTGCTTTGGCACTTTGCAATAAAAATTGAATCATATTAAAAATTATATCACATGAACATTTGTAAACGTCTGGAGTTACTGTTTGCCGACAAAACGTGTTCGACCACAAGTTTTGGATCATTTGTGGAGCCTGTTTGGTCTGCTTGATAAATACCTATTGTGATATTACTTTCGGTTCCACCAGTGCCAGGAGCTACATCGTTTATATCATGCTGAATGTTTCGAGGTGCTAAAAATGTAACTCCACTTTTATTTATAGCACTAATACCGGCGCTATTGAGTATCCAGTCATCTGTTGTACCGTCTCCATTTATATCATTGTAATTGTATTCAGTATCTGAAAGAGCTGTTGTCCCCCAATTGGAAACAGCGAAATCAGCACTGGTTACAGAATTAGTAGATGTGCTATCAAATGTAACTAATCGAATATTAGTAGCTGAACCTAAAGAATTTCTAGAAGCAGTCGTAGTCAAGACGGCACTTGTAATTTCCTCACCTGTGAGGGGTGAAGTATCAAAGCCATAAAACTGCCGTTGTACTCTATAATTTGTATTAAAATTTAATTCCAAAGCAGTGGCAGTGTCAAATGTTAAGTCTGGAGTTGTTGTATCATGTGCGTTAGCCCAGGTTACGTCGTCGTTTGAAAATCCACCGTCGTAAGAGCCACCACCAGTACCCGCATCGGGATAAAAAGTACTTGTAGTATTTCCCCTCTTTCCTGCCACAATGTTACTGTCATCGTGGATATTCTTCATCACGGATAGGTTATGCTCTATTACTTGAAGTAGTGCTTCCTGTGGGTCTTCTCGAAGTTTTCGTTGCTTGGCTATTTTCTTGCCTGTATCAAGGTCTTCTTCCTCCCACTCACGCACAATATCGCCATTCTCATCAGGAACTAAAATCGGTGGGTTGAAGATACGAAAACGCTCTATACCCACCGTGCCGTCTTTACCAAAACCTATTTGTTTTCCGTTCTTCCACGCTCGTGCAAATACTTCTACACCGCCGTCTATCTCGTTGATGTCTACTATCTCTATTTTGAGTGCACCTCGGTTGTGGTTGCCCCTTTGTAATATTTCAATTATCTTTTTAACTTTAATATTTGTCATATTTTTTTAGATCATCTGCCACGTATCAGTAGCCGTTTTAATTAACCCTCTTGAACTATGCTGTTCTGCAATTTCCAAAGGGATACTAGCTGGAGTGTTAATCGTCACTCCTACTCCTTGCGCTACTGTTGTCGAACCAGCCCCTAGTTGAATGACCAGTAGTTTAGTCCCCACGGGGAAAGCAACCGAACTATTAGGAGGAACGGTAATGGTATTAGCACTAGCATTAGACATAGTGACGAAGGTTGTACCGTCGCCGTCAGCTAAAACAAAAGTATAAGTTGTTCCGATCTGAGCGTTGCCAGTCAAAAACCTTAACTCATCGTCTAGCTGTTCTTTTCTTGGTTTTGCGTTTGCCATATAGTTATTTTAACACATTTGTGTTAGATGAATAATCGGCCAACCAGCAAAACCGCCCCCTCCTGCACTGACAAATTCATCAGCACCGATATCCCATGTACTAGCCCCCGTTGGACGAGTATCGCCGTCAATGTCTACCGACGTAGCATGTGGGTATGCCTGAAAAGCAGTGGTTAAATCTTCTCCTGCATCTATCGCATCAGTATCACCACTGGCTAAGTGGTAATCATCGGCGGCGGCGTTATTAAAAGTTAGGGAGATATTGCGCAAACTAGTTTGTGGGGAGGTGGCATCTGAGGAAATGTTGGCGGCGGTAATTGGTGACCCCAATAGGCTATAGTTAGTTGTAGCACTTTGGACGATGTTGTTTTTTATTGAGGTTTGGGAGTTAAGCGTCAAACCGTCACCGTCAATACCAATATCGCCCCCGATCAATGTATTGTTATATAATTCTGTAACGATAGGAGAAGTAGTGTCACGAACCGGCATGTGACTGTCTAATCCACCAGCATTATCTATACTGATATTGTTACGAAATCGGATATTAGCGGCTCTGGTAGTAGTAGCGTAAAAATTACTACCATTACCCCCGTGTTGATCGAAAACGCCCAGACATCCATCTACCCAGATGTTATCTGCTCTAGTTATCAGCACCAACCGATTGAAGTTAGCCGCCGACGCATTAGTGCGGAAATAAATACCTTGTACCAATACGCTCAGATTAGTTGTTTGATTTAATGTTAAAAAAATAGCGTTATTTGTTGCCGTATATTGTGCTGTACTACCAGCTGGCGTGCCGTCATGTCTTTGATCTGGCCGTGTACGAATAATAATGTAGCGGGTGGTGTCAGTTACCCAAGTTCCATTAAGGGTTAATAAATTACCTGTGCCAGAAAACACCCCGGCCGCATGACTAAAAAATTCTAAGACTGGAATTTCATCGGCGGTAACAGCATCATAAGCCTCAGTCGTATCCCACAGTTGAGGGTCAGAATAATCTGTAACGGTGACGCCATCATCTTCTAGCCCATTAGCGGAGACTGTCCATATCCTTTCAGTTGCCATATTATTTTTGTTTATCGGTTAGTTTCGCTAATAATTCAGCCCAGGTATTAAAAGTGACAGTATCGGTGATACCTGTGATATCCAGTTTGAAGCGACGCTCTTTGATCGTGACAAATTCATGGTTAAATTTTTCAGGGATGCCGTTTTTTTCTAAATAGTAGTCAAAGGTGTTCTCGCCGTCCCATGGTACGGTAGCCAAAATAATATCACGCTTAATAATTGCTCTACCATCTGATAAATCTTTAGGGTTGTTATCGCGTGAACGAATGTTAAGCACGGCTAAGGGCTGTTTATAATAGCCAATTGGGTTAGGCGGATCTTCCTTAACAATGATTTCCACAAAAAGAGTACCAATGTGGGATTTTTCGGTGGGTGTCCAGTTATGGGTACCCTCACGCACTGTAATAATATCACCCACTTCTTTTTCGTTTTTTGGTATTTTTAAAGCTATTATTTTTATCATAATAAATTAAACTTCAGTAGCAAAGACGGTTAACCAATCAGTACCATTATATTGTGCTGTTATCGTCGACCATTTACTAATGGTAGTAGCAGTTGGAGCGGCTGTCCCCATAAATTTAAAAGTTGCATTAAATGTCAATGTTTGGGAGGTAGCATTATCTTTGATATTGATACTTATAATTTCACCGATAACAGGTGTACCAGTTGGAGCGGCTATTGTTAGGGCAGTCGTTTGAGCAGTAACATAAAAAACATTTGCAGTCGCCAAGCTCGGTGTTAAGGTAGCAGTCGTAGCAGTCGACGAAGTACGGAGGTTAATTCGTTTGTTAGTTAAAGTATCTATTGTATTTTTACCAATTAAAGTATCGGTGGCATCTGGGAAAGTAATAACTCGATTAGCCGTCGGTGTATGAGTCATTGTAGTGGCCACTCCAGTGGTACCACCAGAAAGACTGAAATTTAGTTTTTTAGTTTCGTCAGTGCTGTCAAAAATGGCAAAAGAGTTAGTAAACACTTCTAAAGTTGGTGTGTTACCAGCATCAACTTGCAATACTTTCTGATAGGCAACACCGTCAACATCATAGGCTTGTAGCTGAATTTTATCAGCATTACTGGTGCCTGTTCTGATAGTTCCTCCTATTGCTCCTGTTTTAAAAGTGATATCAGAAAGCCCAGTAATATTTTGCCCATTAGCATCTAATTCTCCTCCTAATTGAGGCGTTAAATCTTCAACGATATTTTGAAGTGCTGTATCAGCTAAGTTAAGTGAAGCATTAACACTTGCATCAAGTTTTGTTTCGTCAATACTACTAGCAATCAAGGAAGCGGTGATACTCGGCGTCACATCATTATATGTAAAATCAATTTCTGTGCTATCAGTTAGAATAGTACCAACTGCATCTTGGGCATACTCATCTACAGTTGCAGTAGTTATGACAGTGTTTACAGAAACATCTTGATCCATGAAAAATACTGTCACAATATCCCCTGTCGTAGGGGCGGTATCAAAATTAAAAATACCAGAAGCTGGAGTGGTTTCAGTAATGCCGTCGGTATAAGGGATGTTGTTTAAATAAACAAATAATTTACCAGCCACATAAGCCCCGCCAGGCACAGTAAAAGTCGTGTTAGAACCGTTGATAGTTCCAGTTAAGGCTTCAAAATTAGAAGTACCTGATTGCGCAAATCGCCAGTTGTTAAAGTAGGTATTGCCCCCGCCTGCTGGAGTATCCCAAGTTGGAGCTGTCGTTGCCCCTTGTGATTTCAAGAAAAGCCCCGAAGTACCAAAGGCTAACTCAGTGATGTTACCAGACACATCAGAATAGAATAGTCTGTGGGCGGTTGCATTTAGGTCGGTTATCGGGTCATTAGGTTGCACCGCTGTATCAGCCAAATCAAGACTGGCGTTTACACTAACATCAAGTTTAGTTTCGTCAATTGAGCTTGCAATAATCGAAGCGGTAATACTTGGGGTGACATCATTATATGTAAAATCTATCTCAGCACTATCTACTAAAATGGTACCAACTGCATCTTGAGCTAACTCATCGGTGTACTGGGTGATGTCACCGACATAAAGGAAGTTGCCATCAGTGATAGCGGTATCAAATTCAGCCTTAGTTCCTGTAATCCCCACAATCGAAGTCTGGTCACCTGAGTTAGTACCTGTTAAGCCTAAGTCTGTTTTAAGGGTCGCTAAAGTTTGCACCTCGGGTGCGCCTGTACCAGCAGTCTTGCGGTACACCACCGAAGCGGTTGCCATATCAGCTTGCTTAGCTAACGAAACTACACCGTTGTCAATGGTCCATGTTGCGCCCCCGCCTGAGACAGTAATGTCTCCTTTATCGCCGTCAGTGACGCCACTACCTGTGGAAATCGTAACTAGAGTTGTGTTATTAGGAGAGTCATCAGTCACAGTCACCCCACTACCGACAAAATTTAAATTAGTTCTCTGCGTGAGTGATACTCCCTCATCTTGAATAGTGTGACCACCCCCAGCCCCACCCCCTGTTACTTCAGTCCAATCAGCACTTGTAGATGTCCCAGTTGCAATATAAACATTATTGTTTGTAGTATCAACAAAAATATCACCAACTACACTTGGCGTAGTAGTAGGAGAAGCAGTCCCAGTAAATATAATAGGAATAGCAGTGGCGTCACCGCCAGCAGCACTTGATAAGTCTTGTATAAATGCTAACTCAGCCGAAGTCAAAACATCTTCTGGGTCAAATAATGGAGTATGTCGGGGGTTAATGAATGACATATTTATATTGTATTACGCCTAGGCTTAGATTTATAAACCTTTTTGTACTCATCTGTAAATCTGCGACGCATGGCTTGGATATCACGCTCAGCGTTACGGATAGAGCGAACCTTTACTTGTTCTCTTGCCAGCTCTTTCAAATTGGCTTCTCGTTTTTTCTCAATCGTTCTAGCTTCAATTTCTAATACCTTTAATGCCTGTTCAGAAGTTACTTTTTCAGTCTTTAGTTTTTTCGTTGAATAAAGTAAATTGGCTTCTTCTCTTTTTAGTTTAAATATCTGTAATTCTGTAAGATTTTCCTTTTTAATTAAATCATCTAATGACGCGCTAACTTCCTTAATACCAGATTCAATAAAACCTAATCCAGTAGCTTTAAATGTTTCTTTTTGCTTTTCAATAATCTCAATTTCAATGGCTAGTTTTGATTTCTCAAGAGCTTTAATTGTTTTATTGAGATATTTTCGCTGCGAAATCGCGTCTTTGATTTTAATTATCTGACCAGAAAAAGTGGCCGCGGTTGAATCAATAAAAGATAATACAGTTTTCTTATTATCTTTTAATAAATTATTTATTTGTGTTAATTCTTGTTTTTTAACTTCAATAGAATCCCCTAAAGACTGTAATTGTTTTGAAGCCATTGCAATTTCATCCTTAACTTGTTTAAGAGTGCGCTCCATTGCGTTTTTTTTCTTGTCAGATTCCATAGTATTAAGGGCGGTTCCCCGCCCAAAAATTAGTTATCACGACTCATTATGGTCGCAGTAACTGTTCCATTTAAACCACCTGTCCCTTTGGCGGTAATTTTGAACGCTACACAAGCTGGTAGCGGTAGACTGTCCACAAACTTAGTAGGAGTGCTACTTGTTGCTTGAGTCGGGACTGACGTAATAGCACCAGTTCCATCGTTTCGATATGGTAGTTCGTACCAATCTCCACCAGTGGCGAAGCGTACGTAATAAAGAAACTCCATACTGGTGTGGGTACCAAGGGCTATATTGTAGTAGATATTTAACTGAGAATCGACCAGATTTTCAGTTTCCGTTACTACCACAACATCTTCCTCAACTGTATCAATATCATCATTTGTTCCAGTTGCTATTAGATTGGCTCGACCATAAAAAGTCATAATGTAATTTACTTATCCTTAGCTTTTTCAGCTTCTTTCTCCGCCTCCTTGATAGCTTTTTCAGCTTCTTTCTTAGCACTAGCTACGTCAATGTCTGAAACACTGACCTGACCACCAAGGCGAGCTTGAATAACAACCGCGTCTTCGTCTTTAACGATGACACCCTTTTCGTCAATTTCTACCTCAACCGCATTTTTAGAATGTCGCTGACCGCGAACTAAGAAACTAATAACTTCTCCTGTGTTTGATGTGATTTTTTTCATACGTTAATTATATAACTATTAGTGAACAACAGTACCAAGACTATACACAGTTATAGCTGTTGCTGAAGTTACTACTGCAAGAAATCGCTTAGAGTTATTCTGAGCAATTGTCATTGTGCCTGATAAAGTGAGTCCAGTATTCGTAGTGACAGTAATCGTTTCAACCGCGTCAGCCGTGTTGCGGATAGTAAACTCAAAACTAGCACCTATCTCTGGATTATCGAGAGCCGTGATAAGACTGGCCGCTGTTGGTAGTAAGTCTGCTCGGCTTGCTCCTGCAGGGTCACGCAAGATAAGCCCACCAAGGACTTCATCAGCCGTAAACGTTACTGCTGCCGCCGTAGCTTTAGTAGTAACAGTTGTCTTTGTTAAGACGTTACCCTCAACTTCTACATTGTCGAAATTTGTAAATCGTGACATAGAATGTTTGTTATGCTCCCGCTTTCAGCCCCACCCCGAAGGGCAGAGTGAAAGCAGGAACGTTGATAAAATTAACTTGAGTAAGCTGTATTACTACCATTACTACCCAAAATATTTCGCCAGTTTGCAAAACCGTATACCTTTGTTTGCTTAATCTTATATACGATAGAGTCAGTTTTGTCATCTCGGTAAGTGTCAGTTGTCAATGGGACAAATGATACACACACAAGACCAGTACCAATTTCTGGGTCACGCATTGTTTCGTCAATCAAGAACCACTTAGATGTATCAGTTACACCAGAAACATACTTAGAAGCAAGGAGTGCTGGGCTGGAAATAACTCGACCAAATAAACCTTTGTTTACGTTGATGTCGTTATTGGCAGTACCAACTTTCTCTGAAGATTGGTTGATTTCTTCTGCCAAACGAACGAGTCCGTTAGCAGGAGGAATTAAGATAGTAACTGCACCACCACACATTGGCATATCTTCACCAACATCGTCAGTGAATGTAGCTGCCTGTTCACGGGCTGCAAAGTAAGCATCATCTGAGAATGCTCGTGCATTTCCAGAAGACTGTACAGCGTTTGATACGGTATTACCACCATTAGCTAGAGCGTGTTGAGTTGAAACCAATCGCTCACCAAGGGCTGTATTGTTACCGTCAAGCCCAGCATTACCACGAACGAAGAAACGCTCGCCTTGTGAGCTTGGGGCTGTAAACGCCATGTTGAATACTTCAAATGGGTCTTGGATATTAGTACGGTTCATCTTGATAAGGATTTTTTGTGCTCGGTTCAAGATAGTAGCGTATTGGTTACCTTCCTTGCCAAGTCGTTCCTCGGGTACATGGAACTCGTTAGCAACCTGTGCATCTGGGTCATACACTTCTGTTTCATAACCACGAATGAAGGTAGCACGTGGATACACACCACCAGCAGAACGAGAACCTTCGTTTTCAACACCACTGGTCGCGATGTGTCGCCAGACAGCTCTGTCACCATCATCAGTTGTTTCTGAAATGTTTAGAAAGAGACTGTAAGCCATTGGGTCAGTTCCCATAAGGGAATACTCCGAGAACGCCTTGAAAGACGTAAGAGCTTGGTTTTCGAGAGCATCGAAGTCAGCTCGCACTTTAGCAAGAAAGACATCTTTACTCCCTTGGAATAATGTTTCACTCATAATAGAGAATTAGTTAGCTATCTTAAACTACACAATGTTGTAGCCGAGGATAGTGCTGATAAATCGGACTTCAACCTGAGTTGTATCCTTGCTGGTTAGACCGAATGAGAATAACTGCATATTCTCAACTACTGAGAACGCAGATACCGTACTTTCGTCTACAAGTAGACCAGTTGAGTCGATAGAGAAGTTCCCGAACGCTCCTGAGTTATCAGTAGTTTCAGCAGCCGCATCTAAGTCTCCATACCAAGTCATTGGGATGAATACAGGAAGATATGCGACCTTAATCTTACCTATAGTTACGTTATCTGCTGCAACTGCTTTACTATCTACTTCTAGGACTTTTCCTCTATCACCTACGATAGAAAGAACCACTCCGAGGACAGCTCCAACAGTTCCACCAGCCGTCAGCACAACACTTGTGTCGGTTGAAACGCCCGGGATGATTGCTTCTCCTACGGAAAGGGTTTGTGAGTTCTCAATGAGACCATACTTGATGTCCTCACCAGATACCGCTTTACTTGGGGTAAACATATTAAATGAAAAATAACCTGTTAATGTCGATACGACACATCAGGTTAAAATTTCAGCTATGGAGTTAGTTTAGTTCCACTCTCGTTTGGTACCTTCCTCTACCACCTTTTTCGCAGCCTCAGGCGTGATACCTGCTTGTTCTGCAATGCTGGTGATAGCATCCGAATACTTTGGTGGTTTATTTCCGTTATTAGGTTCGCCTTGCATACTACCAGCATTTTCTATATTAGTAGTAGCAGCGGCAGCTTCTCTAGCTTGACGTTCTTTGTCGGCTTCAACAAGCTTATCTTTATTAACGAACGCATACGCACCTACGAGGTCTTGGTAGATAAATTCAGCGTCTACTTTGCCAGAGTCAATCTTCTTAAAGTTTTCAAGAATAACTTGATTTTCTTCATCTGAAAGACCGAAATCTGACTTAAACTTCTGAATTGCCTTTTGTTTCTGCTCAT